CAACCGTGGCATTGCGACGGCCGGCACGGAACTGACCGCCGCGGGCCTCGCCCATGGCGCGTTCGGGGAAGTGCAGCCCACCGGTGCGGCCGCGTCTATCATCTCTGAGACGATGGCACGGATCACGCCGATGTCGTTCCAGATCCGGCGTGCGGTCACGGACATTTACCAGCAGGTCGTCACCCAGGTCACCGCACAGACCACCTTGGGCACGGTGACCCGGCGGGAAGCGTCCCGCATGGTCCTGACTAGGCTGGCGCAGTCCGGCGTCAAAGGCTTTAGGGACGCTGCTGGGAGGCAGTGGGAGATGGGCGCCTACGCGGAGATGGCGATGAGGTCTGCCACGGCCAACGCTATGCTGCAGGGCCACACGGACCGGATCCAGGAGCTCGGCATTGACACGGTCATCGTGTCGAACGCCCCAGAAGAGTGCAAGGTCTGCCGCCCATTCGAGGGCAAGGTCCTCTCCCTCTCCGGCCGGACCACTGGCCGACTCAAGGACGGCAAGACCGTCGTCGCATCCCTGGCCGAGGCCAAGCGTGCCGGGCTGTTCCATAACAACTGCCGCCACTCGCACAGCATCTACCTGCCCGGCATCACCAAGGCCGAAACGGACACAGCAGATCCCAAGGGTGACGCTCTGAGGCAGCAGCAGCGAGCCTATGAGCGGCGCGTCCGGGAACTCAAACGCGCCGATGCGATCGCGCAGGAGTTCGGCGGCCCACAAGCCAGCCAAGCCCAGGCGAAACTCCGCGCCAAACAGTCAGAGTTCCGCCAGTGGAGAGAAGCGAACGATCGGAAAGACTTGTCGTACCGAACGAGCCTCAAGGCTAGGTAAGCGACACAACCCACCAGCGGCCAGAGGTTGGCAGCACCCGGCCGTATTCCGAAGTGTGCTGGTGGTGCAGTGCCTCATTGGGGAATAGCCACATCGTGATCGAAGACCCGCAATCCCTGCATTTGGCTGTCGTCTCAGTGCCCATCAGGCCACCGTCCTGTCCCTATCGTTGTGGGTGTGGAGCTCGTTGCGTTTCGCGATAGCTGCCGCCTCAGCTTCGGCAACCGTTGGGAACAAACCGGCGTAGATGTTCCTGCCGTTGTGACCAACAGAGACCATCCACTTCTGGGCCTTCTTGTGCCAGTAGACGCCTCGCACCCCAGAGGTGTTGTTGACCGGGCTACCTAGTCGGTGTTCGTTGTTCTGTTTGGGAGTCAGTGGCCGCAGGTGCGAGGGGTTCACGCAAGCGTGGTTGTGGCACTTGTGGTCCACCTGTAAGCCCTCCGGGATAGGCCCATTGACCAACTCCCACGAAACCCGGTGCGCTCGTGGTCGTGCGCCTTCATCCCAGATCATCCCGTAGCCCTTTTGGTCAACGGCACCGCGCCATATCCAACATGTCTCGGTCTTTTCCACTTTGGCCCAAAGCCTGTCTTCAAGGCTTGGTCTGCTGGGGACGCCCAAAGGGTTTCCGTTGTGTCGCTTGCTCCTGAGGTAGTGCGGATTACACAGGCCTCTGGCGTGGGCGGGCTTGCCGCAATTGTCTACTGAACAACTCTTTCGCATACCTACATCCTACCTTAGAACCCCTAGATTCCCCTATCTTTCCCCACCCAATTCCCTATGCCACTTGGAGGGCACATGTCAGAAGCAGCAGCAGAAGCCACCGGCGAACCCGCAGGCACCGAACAGCAGGCACAGGCCACCGGTGCCGCCGCGACGGAAACGAAGCCCGCAGAAGCCACGCAGGCTCAGGCCCCTGAATGGGACGGCAAGGTCGAATCCCTGCCCCCGGCCGCGCAGAAGATCATCAACGACCTCCGCAAGGAGGACGGCGACGAACGCATAGCGAAGAAAACCCTCGACGCGATCCAGAAGGCACTCAACCCCGAAGCAGGGGAAGAGAAGCCGGACCCGGTCAAGCTCGCCAAACTCCTGGCCGAACGCGACACCGACGCGAAACAAGCCAAAACCGAACTAGCCGTCTACAAGACAGCCAACAAAGCAGGCGCCGACGCTGACGCCCTCCTCGACTCCCGCAGCTTCCTGGCGAAGCTGAAGGACATCGACCCGTCCAACACGAAGGCCATCACCAAGGCCATCGAGGACGCGGTCAAAGAAAACCCCAAGCTTGCACTGGTCCGGGCGGCCAGTGCGAGCGGCTCCAATTTCTCCGGCGGGTCCGGTGAGGGAGCAATCACCCAGGCGAGCTTCGACGCGATGACCCCATCCGAGAAGAACGCGCTCTACAACACCAACCCCGCCGCGTACCGGAAATTCTCCGGACGCTAACCCAAGGAGTCACCCATGACTGCAACAGCATCCACTGACCTGTACGTACCCGAAGTGTGGGAGGACCTTGCACAGGCCTCCTTCACCGGCCGGACCATCCTCGCCCAGGCGGCACTGACCGATGACAAGCTCGTCGGCAAGCCCGGCGATACCGTGACGTTCCCGAAGTGGAACACCCTCGGTGAAATGTCCGACCTGACCGAACTCGTCGCCATCGTCCCGGAGAAGATGTCCCAGTCCGCGACGAAGGCCACCATCAAGGAAGCCGGCAAGGGTGTCGAGATCTCCGACACCGCCGACCTGACCGGTCTCGGCAACCCGCAGGACGAGGCCATCCGGCAGTTCGGTATCCTCGCTGCCCGCAAGGTCGACGCGGATCTCTACACCGCGGCCACGGCCGTGATCACCGGTGGTGTCACCTACTCGGACGGCACCACGGCCACGAACTCCTCGCCGCTGATCTTCAACGCCGGTGTCGGCGTGAACATCGGCTGGGACCCGCTGGTCGACGCGTCCGGTGTGTTCGGTGACGACTGGGAGCCCTCGGACTTCTCCGGCCTGTACGTGAACTCCGCGGAACGCGCCCGGATCATGAAGGACGACGACTTCATCCGCGCCGCCCAGGGCGCCGGGTCCAACACCCTGCAGAACCGTGGCCTGATCGGTGACATCAACGGCGTATCCGTGTTCGTCACCAACCGGGTCCCGGCCGGCAAGTCGCTGCTGCTCAAGCGCAACTCCCTGGGCCTGAAGTACAAGCGCCGCCCGATCGTGGAGCAGGACCGCGACATCCTCAAGCGCTCCAACGTGGTCACCACGAACATGCACTACGCCACCCACCGTCTGAACGACAAGGGTGTGCTGGTCATCAACTGGAACACCGCAGTCTGATGAGCATGCTGCTGCGCCGCTACCACAAATCGGCTGAGGTGCCCGAGGAGACCAAGGCGGATGAGGCGCCTAACGGCAACGCGTCCAAGGCCGACTGGCACGCCTACGCGCTCACGCAGGGCTACACCGAGGAAGGCCTCGACGGCCGGACCCGGGACGAGCTCCGCGACCTGTTCAACGACTAGCAAGGGAGGCCCGTTATGCGGCTCTACGCAACTACTGAGGACCTGACCGACTGGTTGGATCCGGAGCCGTTGCCCGAGGGCGCGGCGGGCCTCCTCCGGTCGGCCTCCGGGCTGGTCCGCTCAGAAACCAAAACCGCCGTGTACACCACGGACGTGGACGGGTACCCGACTGACACGGCTCTGCGGACAGCGTTCCGTGAAGCGGTCTGTGCGCAGGCGAAGTTCTGGGCGGATCACAAAATCAACCCCTCGTTGGGTGCTGCGGGTGTGGCGCCGTTGGCTGCTTCCAAGAGCATCGGCGGGGCATCCATCCAGTACAGCACCTATGTGTCCACTGCTGAGGCGCGGGCGAACGCTGCCGGGGTCCTCGGCCCGGACGCGTGGTACATCCTCGCCGACGCCGGGCTGTTGGGCGGGCAGGCGGTGCTGCTGTGATCGAGGGTTTTGAGGAGTTCATGGTTCACACCGTGACGGTGGAGACGAAGTCCGGGGAAGATCCATGGGGCAACGTCAACACGACCCTGTCCGAACCGGTCGAGGGGTTCCTCGATGACTCGAGGGCTCTGGTGCGGAACGCGTCCGGGGATCAGGTGGTGTCCGAGTCGACGTTCTACGCCGGCAAGGAACACAAGGACCTGTTCCTGCCGGAGTCGTTGGTGCACCTACCTGACCGGGTTTCCACCGTGATCCGGTGCAAGACTGCCGACAGTGGCCCGCTGAACCTGCCGGACCATATCGCGGTGACGCTCACGTGAGCCGGGCGTGGAGGGTGAGTATCAACCCGTCCGCGAGATCCGTCCTGAACGGGTCCGCGAACCGGGGCGTGGCCCTGGCGGCAGAGCACATCCTCGGGGAAGCGAACAAGGCAGTCCCGATCGAGGAGGACACGCTGATGCGGTCCGGGACGGTCTC